TATGACCTTGCAAAGTCAAAATTCTTAGATGTATGAACACGTTCTCCATTATGAATAATAGCAAATTGCTTACTACCCATAATGGAGACTGCTGCCCATGTTCCATCCTTGGTTACATAACCTTCTTTCTTTGCAATAGCATCTTTATAGAAGGTTTGGTAATTAGAATTTCGCATTTACACTGACTACGGTTGCCTTTGGATTTCTTGCGAGGGCTGTCTCTCTGGCATCAGCATAGTCTCTTGCCTCGACATCTTCATAGAAGACACGACCAGCAACATACAACTTAACTTCGCATCTCATAGGAGTTTCCTCGTTTGGTATGTACATATTATATACTAAAAAAGGGGTCTTAACGACCCCTCTTGTGACACTTATGAATCTGTCTGGGTTTTTTGCCTTTCCACTTCTTTCTGTGCTAAAGCAGCTAAAACCTCATCAGGCCAATCAATCAATTTACCCATTTTAGTTTCTGCATGAGTACTAGGAGCAAATAATAATTCAGCAGATGGATGTTGTGCTGGATAATGACCATTCTTAAATCTATACTCAAAAATAGTATCCAACTTCAGATAAAGTTTTTCTCTATCATTATAAAAATCTTTCCTCTCCTCCATCTCTTCACCATCAATTTCAGGTGGTGGGGTAAGAACAATCTGATTCATAGGTTTATTATCAACAGCACATCTATATGTTTCATCAATGTGTTGTCTCCAACGAGCTCCATTTTTAGCATTTTGTATAAAATATTTTGATGGATCTTTTATACAATCAGCTTTACGTGGATCAATAAAATCATCACTATTCATCCAAGTTTTAAAAGTTTGATTAGTCCAAGTTTTATACCTAGCTGGTTCAACATCAATCTTACCAGCCGCTGATTTTGCCATAATAGACTTATAAACCTGATTTCTCTCTACTTTAGTGAGACTATTTCCACCATAATCATCAATTTTATTTCGCAACTCCTCTTCAGAGATCTTATTGCCAGTTAATTCTCTATACCTAGAAGCATAAGAAGTAACACCAATTTCTACATCAGAAGGAGCATTTTGACGAGCATAAAACTTTGTTTCAGGATCATTAACTTTATTTTCAAAATCAATGCGATCAAGTTCACTATCAAACTCTACTTCCCAAAAGCAATATGCTTTAACACCAAGTTTGGGAAGAACATCATCATCCAAACGAGTTCCACCATTTACAGGTTCAGTTTGTTTAACAACACAAATGGGTGGTTGGGATGGGTCTATGCCATTTTTTTCATAAGATTCACGAAGTTTAGCACGATCTCTTGCATTAGAGTCTGCTTTTTTTCCATTATTAAAAGTATTATCGACTTCATCAATTAATCCAATAAATTTATCTGTTAGACGAACACCACTGAGATCAAATTCTTTACAGAATTCGTCAAAATCAGCTGTCCAATTATTAATGTCACAATGGTATGAAGTAAAATACTTCTCATCTATGAACATCAATTCGTCTAGGACGGAAGATGGTTTTTTCATTGTAATAGATCTTGCGATCTCAAAGTTACAGGAGTATCATACTACAATGTAACTATAGTGTCAAGGCCCAATTTATCACCCAGT